TCTTATTAGTCAATACTTGAGTTTGATCTTCAGTGACGATAGTTTTAGTATCACCATTAAGTCTAACTTTAAGTTTATTATCAGAACTATCAGTAGCAATTTCACCATCTCTAGTTAAATCTACACCACCAATACCTTCAATATTTGTGGGTGATATTTCTATCCCAATCGGGTGTCTAGTTCTTCTTTCCATATTATACCTTTTCCTTTTTAATCACATATCCAAAAATTGATTTTCTTCTTCCGCATATAACTGCTGCAATAGATGAAGATTTAATATTTAAAAATTCAGATGCTTCTTTTGTAGATAAAAACTCACCTATAAGTACACCATCTTTATAAATTTTCAACAAACCATTGAAACAATTTCTTGCTTGTTTTATTGCAGTCTCTCTATTATTATAATCAGGTAATTTTAAAGTTCCATTTTTAAACTTTTCTTTTTTTATTGCACTCATTAATAACTTACACTCTGGACTTATTTTTTTATTAATAGATTTTAATCCTATTTTTATCTTAGTCTCTTCACTATGTTTTTTTCCTAGCATATGAGAAGGACCTACAAATACCCTTTTCTTTTTCTTATATTTAAAATCTTCATTTACATACTTAAACTTAAATCCCTTACTTTGATTCAATCTTCCTCTCAATATACCAGTAATTTTAGATTGATGCAAATTATACTCTCTCGCAAATTGAGACTGACACTCAAATACTCCAATAAATACTCCAAGATGGTAGGCTTCGAATGGCTTACCGCCCTGTCCTCTACTTAATTTAATGCTCATTTCTAAGTCGTATATTACTAATCTACTTACTCGATGAGTCATATTATATGTTGGGATCAATTCAGAAATAAGTAATCTTTCTCGTTCTCTACATTCTTCTTTATTATCTATAATTTCAAATATATTAAATGAAAAAGAATCCTTGCCGTATTCATTATAAGCATTTTGTAGCAATCTAGAATGATGTTTATTAGCTTTCAAATCCTTTATATGTTGTTTAAATCTAGCATTAAAGTTAACAGTAGTACTTCCTATATAAAATTCATTATTTATAGAATTTTTTATTATATAAATACCCCTTAGTTGCAACTTATAGCTCATTTAAAACAGCCTTGCCGTAAAATTTTATGAATATAGATTCGGTATCACTTACATTTTCTGAAGTATACAGAAATTGTCCATTGTCTTGTCCAATAAGTGTAACTTTAGCATCTGTACCTTGGTAACGTGGAGTATATTCCATTTTCCCTTCGTATGAAGCTGACTCAATTACAAATGAATCTTGTGTTGGTTCTTTTGCTGAAGCGATAGAGAATATTCTAACGATAACTCCATTTACGATTGAATTCTGTACTACGCTGGTATCAAACTTTAAACCATTTACTGCTGTAGGAGATACAGTATTGTTTGCAAGAATTGCTTCTTTAATAAGAATGTCTTCTGGACCTACAATATTAAGAACTGTGGTAGCTAATGCTTCCAAAAGAGCTGTGGCATTTTCTCCCCACTTATTCTCTCCATAGACAGGTATCTTATAGATTGTATTTCCGATTTGTACGTCTTTACTCATTTTTTGTATTTCTCGGTATGATGTTAAATAGGATAAAGCATACCCTCACTAATATAGAGTGAATTTCCTATTAAATTATATACTTATGTAATATTCAGTACTTATACAAGTGCTGGAATTAAGTTAGTATTTATTTTTATTGCATTTAGTAATTGGATAACATCAGCGTCTACTACTCCTAAAGAGATTTCGTTTAGACTAACAGTATTAGTTTCTCTGTTACCATAGCTATCAATTGCTCGTACTCCAACGTAATATGTAAGGGGCATTAGGAGGTCATTATTAGCCAATGTAAAGATATCTACAATAAGTCCTACTGTTATGTAGGCTCTATTGCTAAGGTTAAATAAACCAATATTAGAGGTGCTAATGTATACTTCATATCTAACTTCACTCACATCAGTAGCAGCAGACCATGATGCTTTTAAGCTGCCATTTGGATTAGCTAGTAAACTAGTTATCCCAGCAAAAGTAGGAGCAGTAACGTCCGGTATAGACGTTCCTGTAGAAGATTGTATAAACTCGTCATCAAAGAATTGCATTAAGAATCTCGCAAGCTAACGGTTAATCTTGTTCCAACTGATGGAGAAGCTGACCATTTATATCTTAACTCTGTAGTTAAAATAGTAGATGGATAAGCATTTGCACTTGGTAACTGAGTCCATGTAGATCCGTTATTAGTAGAGTAATCAAAATCAGCAAAGTCATCTTCAGTATTGGCAGTTTTTACCAAGGTATTGGAGTCATCGTATGCTTTAAAAAACTTTTTACCAGAATCAGATAAGAACATTCTAAATGCTGAGTAAAATGGAGTATCTCCTTCTTTACTTGAGTTCTCAATTGACCCTCTTACTGAAGCTTTTATTAGTTGAGAAACTTCCACAGTAGCTACCTTTTGAGAAAAAACTTAAGAGGATTCTCAAGTTTACGTGCATTGTTTATATAAAAAAGCCCTACCGAAGTAGGGCATTATTAGATAATTAAGCTCCGCGTTTTACGAAACGGATTACAGAGATAGATCCCGGCTTAGAAGTGAATAAACACTGATCTGAGACAGCTCTAGCTTGGTATCCTTGAGCATCTTCAAGGTAACGAATTGGCTCACCTTGCATTCCCGGAGGAGTAAGAGTTACGTCAGTAGCTCCAATTCTCATCATGTCTTTAGCATTGAATACGAAAGCATATCCTTCTTTTACGAAAGTAGATGGAACGATTGAGATAGCTCCAGTTTGTCCAAAGAACTCAAGTTCTCTAGCACCTTCTTTAAGCTTACCGACTTCAGATCCATCGTAACGTCTCTTAGCAGCTTGGTCAGTTAAAAGGTCATTCCATGAGTGAACTGATACTAGAGCAGTTGTCATAGCGTTAGCATTACCTTTTTCAGCAGAAGCAGCAGCAGCTTTTTCGATTGTTTTAAAATCTAGAGCAGCAGCACCTGAAGTAGCGTTAGTTCCACAGTCAACAATGTTACCTTGGAAAAGAGGAATAGAAGAGTTATTGATTGAGAATAAAGTACCGCGTCTTTCAGCAATAGCTTTTAATCCCATCATGTTGTTATGCTCAGGAGTTGATCCTGCGATAACTTCACCTTTGAAGAAGATTTTATCTGTATCAACAATTGTAGTAGTCAATAGAGATACACCAACACCAGAAGCATCAACAGCTTGAAGAACGATAGTTTTAGTATCGAAAGAGTAAGAATCGATAATTAGGTCAGTTACGCCAGCGTGAGCACGTTTAGCAGCAAGTGAAGTAGAAAGAACATCAACTTTATGTTTGTTTGTTCCAACCCATACACCAGAAGCCCATTCAGCATCTTTGATTACAATATTGATTTTAGTAGCATCTACACCATCAACAGCAGCAGAGTTTGCTACACCGATAGAATCTTGACCGTAGAAAAGAGCTACCTCTAGTCTGTGGTAAAGTGATTTTTGCATATTCCCAATCAAAAGAGTTAAAGCTCTTTTAAATGAGTTTTTATCAGAAGCAGAACGAGAAACAGCAGCTACTGAAATTGCAGAACGAAGTACCATCTCTACAGATTTTACTTTTGCATCTTTAATTGATAGAGCTACGTATTTGTTTAGATCGTATACAGATCCTTCAGTTCCACCGTAAGTTACTCCACCTTCCATAGAAAGTACTACTGGCTCATGGAATTCGTTCCCCATTTGTTTTTGACCAGCTTCGAATTTTACGAGTTCGCACATTTTAAGTTCAGCAGGAACTAGATCTTTAAATTCACCATAAATTTCTTTATAGTTAGCGACGATATCGCCCATGTTTGTTGCGCCTTGCGCAGATGTGTTCGGTAGTGACATTTTTAATTTTCCTTTTTAGTTTTGTTTAATGATTGACATAATTCAATTTATCTTTATAATGCTTTCAGGTCTTCGGTATCAGAGGAATCCATTACGGGTATCCAAGAATCTATCAACTTACTCCAATTAGTATTTTAAATAAAATACAAGTCTCTCATTAATATTGAGCGTTATCTGTATTAAATTATTAGGTTAAGTTAATAAAAAGGAGCAGTTTTTAGCTACTCCTTGTGATTTCAAATACTTATAATAATATCAATTATCGTTTCCCAGACATTATTTCTTCAAAAGTCCTCTTAGTCTTACTTTCAGCAGTAGCAGCGTCTCTGACACCTTGCGAAGTAGGAGTTTTTACCTGAGACATTGTAGTAGCGGGTTTAGTAGCTATCTTTTTAGCAATAGGAGCTGGTTTAGTGAACTTCTTAGAAATCTTGTCAATTGAGCTTTTTCCCAAGAACTGTTCGATATACTCTTCTGGTAGTGATTCAATAAGTTCATTGAACTCAGCTTTCATCTCACTTTCAACCATTGGTAAAACTTGAGCTGCTGTAATTTCAGGAAACTTTACTGAATAGTGAGCCATCATATCAGCTACTCTACGTTCTGTAGTTTCTGTTGGTTTAATATATGGATGAGATGATAGAGCATCCTGAATCTCTTGTTTTAGAGACGCATAAGCTTCTTGATCTTGTTTTTCAGCTTCTAGAGCTTCAGCACGTTCTCTCGCAGACTTCTCCTTAGATTCGTATTCTTGAAGTTTACGTTGAGCTTCTTCTAACGCTTTTTGTTGTGGATCTTTTTTAAGATCTTCAACTTCACGGTTAATACGTTTCTCAGAAAACTCTAAATCATCTACTCCTAAATCTCTAAGAGCTTGGGATGGATCATTTTTCCATTCAGCAATTTTTGCATTAAGTTGTTTTCTAACTGTTGCGTACTCTTGTGAAACTTCATTAAAAGCGTATGCCTTTTGTAGCTCACGTTTAACTGCTTCTGGATCATTTAAGTCAATTGATTGTTTTACGGTCTTACCGTTAACTTTCAATTCGAACTCTCTAATCATTTGTTGAATTTCTTTCTTAGATGCACCATCTTCAACTGCTTCTTGTAGTTTATCTTGTAGATCTTCTACTTGATTTTCTACATTACCTTCCAGTGAGCTAGATTCTTCGGAACCTTCATTCCCTAAATCTACATCACTAATTTCTTCTGAATCTGACATCTCTACTGCTTCATTTCCTTCCATAATTGTCTCCTAGTAAGCGGTCCACTGGAACTGGATACGCTAGTTACTCCGTCATTATTGATGGGAGTTATTTTTCTCTTCTCTACGTTTTTCTATTTCTCTTGACTGCGAATGCCCTCGCTCACACAAACCAAAAGTGCGATTTCTACGTTCTGTATCAAATAATACTCCTAAGTGGGATAAGTGAGCTTTAATTGTACGTTTGAGTACATTCATATTATTAATATTCTCCCCACCTTCATATCTACGAAATGACACTAGATTTTTAATTGTATATGTCATTGTAGCTAAGTCAATAGACACTGAGTATCTACTACCATGTTTCGATACAATTTCATTCTTTGATACAATATTTCCATCTTTTTTAATATATCTAATTCTTTGTTTCATTTTCTTATCCTCCCTGCTGTTGCATCAAATCTTGAGGAGTTTGTGCCATATTTTGAAATGGAGCTGGCGGTTGAGCTGGTTTTGCCACAGTTGACGGTTGTACCATTTCCCCTTCTTGCATAGTCTGACTCATATCTCCACCAGATGTTGGATTAGGTGTTCCTTGAGCTGCTGGAGGGCTTCCGTTTGCTGGACCTACTGGCTGTTCACCATAGATTGCAAGTAATGCTGGATCTGTTTCTCTCATTAGAGTAATGTGTTCCATGATGTGAGCTAGTGTACGTTCTACAAGATCTGTATCGAATCTTGAGTTAGGATCACTTAAAACATCTCTATGTTCTCTAATATGCATAGCATGTTTATCAATTGCGATAGCAATAATAGGATTTCCGTACAATAATGCCTCATTTTCAGCTCTAATTACGTCCAATTCGTTAGTTAAACCGCTTGTAGCAGCACTTAAACTACCTGTATTTAAGATCTCTAAAAAGTGCTCAGGAGTGGTAATTAAGCCCATTTGTGAGAGATTTTCGGCTACTTGCCATCTTCCGGCAGCAGTACTCATCATACTGTTACCAACATCTACTGAAACTCGTGAAATACTTTGTAAATCATCATTATTAAATTGTTTCATCTTCTGAATATTAGAAATACCAGCAATAGCAATAGTTCTTGGTTGATCTCCAAACTCTTTTAGTAAATCAATAATGAATGTTGCAGAGTCTTCTAGTAGCTGGATATAACTTTGTTGTAAACCCGACATAAAAGTTAATGCTTGAGCTTGTATCAGAGCAAGAGCAGTTCCTGACTTCAAAGAAGCTTCGGGATTTCCTCTAGAAACTGAATTTATCCCTGAGATAGTTTCCATTACTTTTTCTAGCATCCCGATCAAATTAAATGACTCTGGAGATGACTTAGTTAGCTGTAATGGAGCTGGAGCACCAAATTCTTTATCATACTCAATCCAGTTCAATCCATCACTAACTTGTGTGAACTTTACGTTGTTCCCCATTGGGTTAATAATATTTTGCACACCGAAAGCATTGTGGTTTGTAAGCACAGTTGAGTATACGCTATTGATTGCATCTTGAATTGGGAGCAAATCAAACATTGGAGTATACCCGAAAGAAGATCCTAAAATATCACTTGGAGCGATACGTTGGATCGGGAGGTCAGTATACGGTAGTCCTGTGTCCTCTAGGATAGTATCTTTGTTTGCATAAAGTATATATCTACCTTTAGGAGTTGACTCAGTTGACTTGTGGAAGAATGCATAAAGTGGAATATCAGTAGTTTCGTTATACGGACTAAGACATACACGTTTAGAATTAGAACCTTTAGTGTCTATTCTTAGAATATCATCTTTCATTTCTGGATATTTTGCAGCTAAATCATATTTATTAGCAAAAATACGTACTAGATACCAATCATTCATTTCTGGATCATCTTTAGTAAAGTCAAATACTACGTCTAAAGGTGAGAGTACTCGTGATTCGATATCCCCTCTAAAAATAGGAGTAGCTTCGATTGTATCTCCATTTTGATCCAATGGTAATCCATCTTCATCGTAATCATAAATCAAATTCTCATCAATTGGTAATTCCCCAGATACTCCACCTTTTGTAGAGTTCCATTCAGTAAGGATATATCCAGTTCCCATTACTACTGCATACTCAGTAGCTTTACGAAGTTTACGTTCGTATCTTTTTTCGCGCATATAGTACTGGAGAATACCGTTACCAAGAGTAGCTTGAATCATCGACTTTCTATCTTCGTTAATAGCTCTACATTGAAATGCAGGTCTAGAAGAAGTAATATTGATTAGAATATGTTGGGCAATATTTCTATAATGTCCAATTGGCATATTTACAAGTTCTCCAGATTCTCCAGAAAATGTAATTTCATGGGCAGCATCATAGAAATCCCCATAATAGTATGACCATGATCGAATCATTTTCTCTAGATAGTTATTTCGTTGGATAGAATTATACCAATTCTCAGCAGCACTCTCTAAATAACCTACACACTCTTCTGCTTTATCTACTGCAAAATACTTATTACTGGACATTTTTACCTCTTTCTTCCTAAAAGCTTTTTAATGAAGCTTGTTGTTGAGTTATTATCTTCTATTGTTGACGATCTTTGATGTTGATTTTCTGTTACATGTATTGTATTTGCTGGGTACGGATTATGGTGAAGAGCGATATTACGAACCAAATAATTGATTGCATCTACTGCATCAGCATGGGATTCTAGTAAGCTCCCATCAATAGACGCTGGTAAATGATCAAATTCTTTACCAATAGCGTTCTTTTTCCACTGAGCATTTTCCATGTGATATATTAAATTTTTACAGCGTGAATGAATCTTAATTCTACCCTCATCTACCATAATATTAAGATTATTTATAGCAGCAGCTTTATTATCTTTTTTAGTAGCCATAAAGTTTAACCCATGTAGCTTATTTAAGTCAATAATTAAATTTAGGTTATTATCCATAACTCTGCGCAATGGTTCACGTACAAATCCCTCAGTATCAGTAAAATGAGTTTCCTCTTTTAAACGAATAGCCTCAGCAATAACTGTAGTAGTCATTTCCATACCGTTCATTACCCATTCATCCATAATATTTAAAGTAGCGGTCTTAAAATCATAAAACCCAAATAAGTAAACAGTTAAATCTTTTACTCCAATATCCCCAGATACGTATGTATCTACAAATGGTGGAAGTTTCATTTCATCTACTATGATTTCTTTTCTATTAGCGTAAAAGTTTGGAACTATCGTAGTCTCAGAACTTCTAGGAATTTCTACCATATACTCGCATCTAAACTGTGGAGAGTTTGCACCACCACTATGGGCGTATCTAGGAATGATTATGTTTTCAATTTCTTCTTTGGTAACAAACGATGAATCGTATACTGTAAACTTCTGTAACTTACCAGCAGCTTCTTGAGGAAAGACGTATCTAGTATGGAACTCGTGACGTGGATTAAAATAGTTTGGAGTAGAGGTCATTATTAACTTACCACCGACTGTATCGAGCTGGGGTAATAGTACCGAATCTACTGCGTATGATAAGTCATCCCAAAATCCTGCTTCATCTGCAAAAATAATATGAGCATAAGCTCCACGAAGGTTTTCTACGTTTTTATTATCGGTCCCAGCAACTGATAGAAATGAATTATTGATTGTTAGGCGATTTTCGGAACTCCAACAATTATCAAACTGGAATTCTGGAGGAGCATCTGACATTATCAATCTTAGTAACGGTACAATCGTATCCTTAACCATCTTTTGAGTAGGACATGCATACTTGATAATTGAAAAGTCATGTTGAATTAAAACTTCAAGTGCTGTTATGATATTGGTATACGTTTTTCCACAACGTCTTGCAACTAAGTTAACTGTAAGCTCTGAATCTTGGTTTGTATTGCTTTCGTGAAGTTTATGCTGGATACCTTTAAGTTTCCAACTAAGATCTCCCATTCTCCAAAGTTCGTGCTTTGCTGCTAATGTTTCAGCACTATCAATTGTCTGTGACATAATAGGTTTGAACTTCATTTTTTTCATTATTGCTTTTTAACCAATTGCAAAAGTTCAGCATGAGACTTAGGTTTCTCTTTTTTCTGATTATTCCCTTTTATTCCACGAATAATATTCAAGTTACGATACAATACGTCAAACATATTAATATCATCTTTGGTAAATATTTTATTGAATACGAGCATACGAATAGTATCTATCCCATTTATACAAATAAACTCTTCATCAGTAATTGTCCGATCCAATTGATCTTCCAAATTGTTTTCTCTGATGATTTTCTCAAGATTGTAGATTCTACGTTGGAATTCTTCAGCCAAAGCTTTATAGTCAACTTTATCTGTATCCTTTTCAGGAGCCATTCCAGCTAGATCATATTTAATCTTATCTTTACTCATTAGAATTTAACCGATGATGCAAGATTTACAGATTTCATCTGGATTACTTTGTTTACCGAACTATTTGTATCTCTAATTTGGGTTTCCAACTCTTGAAGTCTAGCTGACTGAAGCTTTAGCATATTATCGTGAGAGTCGCTATAAGCTTTAATCTGAGCTTCTACTTCATTTCTAATATCAGGTAGAGTCTTGTACTTCAAAAACTTCTCAAATAGCGTATAACCAAATAATAGAGCCAGAATAATACTATCAACGACTAAATGATTAGGTCTTACGTTAACCAAAATTACGTATGAGATAAAAATTACGAGTGAATGTTCTTTTTTTAAAGTTTCCATTGATTTCCTTGGGTAGTTCTCAGTAATATTGAGCGTTTTTTCTATTAAATGTATTAACTGTGTGTAATATTTTATGTAAGTTATTAATTTTTAATAAATACTCTGTATTTTAATATATGTTCTAACTAAAGTCAACTCAGATCTCTAATAACTTATTACCTTTTTTTAAATTTTCAGTAGCAGTAATTATTTGTAAGTTCCAAGGTACATGAAGTCCACATACAGTTTTACCTTGGAGAGGTATTATATGATCTACATGATAAGATATTCCGGTACTAATACTCATATCTTTAGCTTTTTTGTAATACTTTTCTATTTCTACTAAATATTCATTATTCAACCATTTAGGTGTCCTTTCTTTTCTTATTGCTGATCTTTTAGCACTAAGTGCATTAACTTTATGGGGATTATTTTTCCCCCAAATTCTCAAACGTTCCTTTATTGATTCTTTATTTAATTCTCTATATATTTTTTGTACTTTAGATACTCTACTTTTATTCTTATCTGCCCATTTTTTCTTACTAGCTTTCACTTTATCTTTATTATTAGCTTTATATAATGCCCTCTGAATAAAAATTGCTTCTTTATTCTTTTCTCTATATATTTTAGATACTTCCGATATCCTTTGTCTATTTTTAACATTCCAATTTTTCATATACTCAACTATTTTTTCTTTATTATTTTCCCTATTGCGTATATTGGCTATTTTTTGACATACTTTACATTGCTTACCTTCATATTTATGATTTGGATCTTTTCTACAAGTTTTCATAAGTTACCTCTCATGTATATTATACATTTTCCATTTAACATTGCAATATTTATATATTAGTGGTAAAATATGAGTAATGCTTTTTAGTTTCGAGCATTTCTGTGGAGTTTTCAGCGTTGTCCGTAACAAAACCTGTGCATTTCTATGAAACGATTTTAAAATTATTCCCAATTAATATCAGTACTAGTTGGGAGTTCTTTTAAGATAGGAGCTGAACGATACCGGAAGCATGATATGAGATATAGCCGGTAATAAGTAAGTATTCTGATTATATATTTGGAAGCACTCCATTTAGGGTTACAGGTTCTTTCCTGCTTTCTCCTGCCACAGCCTAGACAATTTAAAACTGTGGATCTCACTAAATGGTAAATCTAAAGTTAGCGCAATGGTTACGAGTGGTATAAGTTTACAGACAATGCTTTTATGTATATGTCTAGGTAAAAGACTATATCTCTTTGATCGTGCTATGTCCAAAATACTTAGATGTTCCCAGTGTATAAACAGGTACTTTTTAAAATTGCACCATCAACTAAGACAAAAGGCAGGGAAGAAAGACAATCCCTTAAACAATTACGATAGTTTATTGTCGTCATTAAAGATTGCTCCCATGGTGTATAATGCAAAAGTACTGTTAATCCTAAACATTTCCAAGAATCAGTTGACATTCAGTGTATAAAAAATTAAAGTAATATACGTCATCTTGAAAAACATAATTGCAAGTGACAGATTAGTGTAATTACTTTTCCAATTGGGTCCAATAAATGCTTAAAGAACTTAGAACTATTATTGATATTGAAGGCACTACTTCTACCAACGGGTTAGAGGCGCGTAGACAAGCTCTAGAGCATTGGATTGGAAAGTACGTTACAGAGTTAATAGTTGAAAATAGCGTTCTTAAAAGTCGTTTAAACGCTTCTGAGATTGAGTTTATGAAGAACTATCAAGCGTTCCAACTAGCTGAAAAGATATTGGAAGATCATGCAATGGTTTCCACTGAAGGGAATAAAGTAAAAGTTAAGGTATTAGTATTAAATAAAGATTACCCAAAAAATAAGGATAGATAATGCAAATCAGTGAATATCAAAAGAAAGTTTTACGTACAGACCTTGAAGATTACTCTGGTTTCCAGAAACGTCTAAAGGATAATAAAGCTACAGTTCACGCTGCACTTTATGGATTTATGATTAGTTCCGGGGCTTTAGACCTAATGAAGAAAAAAATAGCCTACGATGCTCAACCAGATAAATTATTTAGAGTAGACGCTGAAAATACTGCAACTTTACTCAACTTCCAGAATCCAGTATTCTTGGATAAGATTTCAGAATCAGTAGAACTTTCCCAACTACTCCATTATACCATTGGAATTATTACTGAAGCTAACGAATTGATGGTAGCCTTGACAAAAGGAGCTATCACTGGTAACTTGGATAAAGTGAATGTTGGGGAAGAGCTAGGTGATTGTTTTTATTATAGTTCTGCAATTATAGAAAGACTAAATTTAGATTCTGAAAAAATACTCCAAACAAATATGGATAAACTTTTAAAAAGATATCCAATTAAATTTAACGAATCAGAAGCATCGTATAGAGATATACTAAGTGAAAGGGCTATTTTAGAAAATGGAATCGCTACCGAATAATCGAACTACTGCAAAACAATTAAAAAGTATAAAGTATTTTACTGGTATTGCTTGTAAAAATAATCATTTAGATTTTAGATACACTAATACTGGAATATGTTATGAATGTAAACGCTTAATAAATAAACGATGCGATATAAGGAATTCAGAAAAGGCTAAAAAAAGATCAAGAAAAACTTATATAAAAAATAAAGATAGTCGTTTAAAATCAAGTAGAGAATGGGCAAAAAACAATGCGGATAAAATAAAACTTATAAAAAAGAAATGTGCTTTAAAAAATAAGGACAAATATAGAAAGTTAGCCAGAGATAGAATGAGAAACAAGAGAAAAAATGATCCATTATTTAGAATAAATAAGAATATCTCTAAGGAGATATGGGCGTTCATGAAAGGTAAAAAACAAGGTAAGACTTGGAAATCATTTGTAGATTATGAATTAAATCAAATTTTTTCTTTACTTGAGTCTAAGTTTTCTGATAAAATGAATTGGGATAATTATGGGAGCTATTGGGAAATAGATCATATAAAGCCTTTGAATCATTTTTATGATCTCCCAATAGAGGAAGCAGTTAGAGAAGCTTGGAGTCTCGATAACTTACAACCATTAGAAGTAAGTTTGAACAGATCTAAACAAGATAAGTATATAGCAACGAGAGATCAGATATTAGGAAAAGAACGTAACATACTGGAAGGAGTATAAATGAGAGAGTTACTAATCGTAAAGCTACAGAAGCGTATTAAAACATTATCTTCAGTTCTCGTAAAAGAATACGATGCGAAGTTATTAGCTAAGTTTCTGGAATTAGAAAAAGAAGTAGAGATTCAGAC